TGTGGGTATGAGAGAAATTCCAAAAATCACCAGGTTTAATTGTATGAGTGAAAGACTCAATAATTTCAAAGGTATCTTTAAAAACAGCAGACGCTTTTCTTAAATTTTTTAATTTTCTTGATAATGTAACATTAAATGTTCTATTATTCTCATCATCAGTATTTTCTTCAAAGTAACCACCATTTTGATACCAAAAGGGCACCTTACCTTCTAATTCTGTACCCGCAGTGAATTCTGCGCCACTATAAAAGCTACCAGCAAGTGTTCTAGCAATATCATCTTTAATAGATGGTGATTCAGCTAATTTTACAACGTGAATTGTAAAAATTAAGGGCATGTGCGTAGTTTGATTTTTAATTATAAATTGTTGTTTTAAATTCATAACTAAAGCACGGATGTCATTCTCACGATTTATATCTGCACCATATGGTGAATTACCAAATAACATTTTTCTTACTGAAGAGCTTGTTAATTGAGCTGCATTGCAAGGAACATGTAATTCTACTTCATTAAAACCTTGACCGTGTGTTAAAGAATTTCTAAGTAAAGAAGTTCTATGTTGAATCTTAGAATCAGACAATACTTTAACTCCTACACCATCTTGTTTAGCCATATCCAACACTGCTCGTGTTGGTTTATAACCTGTTTGATATTTAGTAATAAATATTTTTTTGCGTCCATCAGCATTTACTAAATTAGCAGCTTGGGACATTTTGTTCTCAACCATAGTAGGAATAATTTTTTTTCCTGGGTTGGAACCATTATTAAAATTCTCTGCAATTGACTTATTAATTTTGTCAATTGTTGAATTACCTTGCTTTAATGCATCATCAACCATAGTGGCATTGAAGTATTTAGGCATTGCATTATTTTCCATTTCTTTATTATAATTTTTATAATTATTTGTTGGGATAAAAGGCCTTACGCGGTCTATTAACGACTGCGCTTGGAGCCATGCGTTTAATTTTAAAGCTGGCAATTTGTTTTGAAATTGCTTTGCTAAATACTCGCGGCGTTGTTCTCGTAGCAATTTTGCTACTCGTATACGCTCTTTTTCCCGTTGTTGTTCTCGAACGAAAGGGTTTCTGCAAATTTACAATTGCATTAGCCTCCTTTTTTAAATATTTTTTTAAAGGTGTAATTCGTCTTCGTCCTGTTCGACTGCCTGAGTAGGCTGCTGTTTTTTTATTTGTAACCATTATTATTTATTTTAATTTTAAGTAAGGGGGACACCCCTCACTTCGTGAGCCTCCCCAACTAGATAGAATCTTCGTCAGCTGCAAAGGGCACAGATGATATATCAGTATCATAATCATCTAGTGGTAATATAAAATCTGCTAGATCTTCTGTTAATCTATGATGAAATAATCTAGTTAGAGTTTTAATCATCATAATTGCATTATTAAGCCAATACTGCAATTCATGATTATCTCGTGGTACAAATTGTTCCACGGGTGAAACTGGTATTTCAGATTCTTCAAATCTGCCAGTTTCTACATCAAAATTAACTCCGTAGTAATGGTCAATTAATGCCTTTCCATTTTCTACTATCCATTGTGCAAATACTAAACTAGTTTGTAAATTTGGCATTTTATTTTTTAATTTTTTTTTTGTTGAGGTAGTCAAAGGGGCAAACCCCTTCGAGAACCCCGTTATGAGTAAAGAGAATAGTGTGTTGAACTTTCAGGTAAATCCATCTTAGTTCAACACACTATTATTCTTTACAGGTCGGGACCATCGTGACCATCGTCGTCAATTTTTGTAAAATTGTACAGTCTATATAGTTGCTTTGAGCATCTATATGCTAGTTTGCAAGCATAAACCATTCGACCAAAGATGGCCACAGTGTCCAATATCGTATACATAAGATATATATATAATTAATTATTTTTATCATAGTTTTCTTTCAATAACATTATTTCATCTAGCTCCATTTGAACCCGAGCCGGAGTCCGGATCGGATCATCATCATCATTTGTGGTTTCAGATTTAATTTTGCTTAAATATTTACCTTCGGTGATGTAGGCTGTGCTCCATCTATCCTTTGACATTAATTTTGGATCTATTTCCGTGTTTGAAAAAATAATAATATAGGGTGGTTCCATTATTAACTTCTCATATTTGCCATACATTGATGAACAAATAAAACCGTTTTTTATGTCTTCCACCGCACTGATAATATCTAAAATATTATCAGATAGACCTAGCGTCCTAGGTATATCTAAAATATAAACCTTTTTGCGTCCAGCAGAGATTACAGCTGATCTCAATTGCTGAGCAGTACCAAAGGCTAGTTTACAAATATCTTTTTCGTAATTATAGCATAAATATTTTACAAGTTTGCTTTTCCCAGAGTTTCCATGCTTATCTACTATTATATTTATCGTTCTGTCATCTGGTCTTGTTAATACACTGTGCTTTAGGAAATCTCTATTATTAAATAATAGATTGTGTATATCGCATTGCCATGCGTAAAGCAGTGTCTTGTCATTAAATATATTCAAATCTTGTGGGATGAAAGGGCGAATATCATCAGAATAGATCGTCTCAGATACTTTGCTATCAGATTTTGAACAGTACGCAATTGCTTCGTCGATTGTACCATGCATTCTCTCTAGTGTTAGATTTTTTATGTAATCTAATTTATCAATAGGTAGTTTGGACTTTATTTTATTTAAAATAGTTTTAAGTCTATCTCGTTGTGGTAAAATAAAAAATCCTTGATAATGTTCTCGGCTGACTTTTTCTTTTTGATAAACAAATGATTTAGATATTTCTTGTAAAATTTCTGTTAATTTTGCTGAGTCTATTAAAGACTCATTATTCTCAGCATTCCAAGTAAACATCCAATTTTTATATTTGTACTCTTCCATATTATTATTATACTATAATTAATTAATATTTGTGTAATTTATTTTTATTAAATTATTTAAAAGTGTTAGTTGTCTAAATCACCATTAGGACCTGTTACAGCACCTAAGTTTTCAAAAGACTGTGTTGTCATTGGAATTACATACGAACCTATATTTGCTAACTCAAAAATATTAGGATAAGTTTCTCTCCATTTACCACGAGGTAATCTAATTTCTTGAGTTAATAATAAATTATCTTCTTCAAGATCTGTTGATAGAGTTTCATCAGTAATATTTTGTAATCTGGCTACAGCAGTTCCACTTAAGCTTTTAGCTGAATTTACAACATAATTCATAGAAGTTTTAAATTCATACATATATTGGCCAGGACTAGTACCTATATAAGGATTATATTCTGCTGTTTCATTATCAGCTTCCATAACTTGAGCTTCTACTAATTTTCCTGAAGTTTGAAAGATAAAACCTAGAGAAAACGGGTGATAATCTTTAGTATAAATTAAAGTTTCACCAAAAGCATCCGCAGGGCCATTATATATTTTTAATGATTCTGCATCTATACCTGCACCACAGTTGTGGGTATGAGAGAAATTCCAAAAATCACCAGGTTTAATTGTATGAGTGAAAGACTCAATAATTTCAAAGGTATCTTTAAAAACAGCAGACGCTTTTCTTAAATTTTTTAATTTTCTTGATAATGT